ATAGCAAACGCCCCCTACGGGTGATACCGTAGGGGGCACTGCCTAGAGGACTACGCTCATGCCTAACACCAAGCCGATTGGTGTCGCCTACGCAGATCAGCTTTTGGACGGGGCTCGCTTCGTTCCGGAAGTGGCTGCGAATACGACGGCACTTACCGACATTACCTTTACCGCTCCTAGCTCACCTGACTACGCAATTCAGGATCTAACCAACAGCTCTCCGTTTGGCTTCGTTACTAAAGATGAAGGCAACACGGTGTTGTCTGTGGTCAAGAACCTTCAGGATCGCGTGTCGGAACTAGAGAGCAAACTGCAAACTTACGGTATTCTTCCGTAACTATGCACTACTATCTTCGTCATCCCGTTCACGGGACCAAGGTGGCGATTTCCGATATGGAAGTCGCTATGGATTACCAGAACGGATGGGAAGAGTACGACCCTGCGGAACCGGCGGTGCAAGAGGAAACTTTTGCACCGTCGGACTCCGTTATGGCCGACAACAAGTTAAGAACGCGTCGAAAGAGGAAGGAATAAGCCATGACTACCGCCGCTGACCAAATTAACGGCGCGTTGCGGTTGATCGGACAGTTGGCAGAAGGCGAAGTCCCTTCTGCGGAAACTTCTGCCGATGCGCTTACCGCGCTGAACCAAATGATCGACTCGTGGAACACTGAGCGATTGTCAGTGTACGCCACGCAAGACCAAACCTTTTCGTGGACGCCTAGCGAGCGCGTTCGCACCATCGGTCCGACGGGTAATTTTGTCGGCGCGCGTCCCGTGCAAATTTTAGACTCAACGTATTTTCGTGATCCCGCTACGAACGTGTCGTACGGCATTCGAATGGTCAATGAGTTGCAGTATAACAACATTGCCGTTAAGACCGTTACGAGCACATACCCGCAAGTTATGTGGGTTAATATGACGCACCCCGACGTGACGATGTACTTATATCCAGTACCCACGCGTCTGCTAGAGTTTCACATCATTTCAGTGCTTGAGCTCTCTGAACCGGCGACGCTTGATACAACACTTGCCTTTCCGCCAGGTTACTTGCGCGCGTTTCGCTATAACTTAGCGATGGAGTTGGCGCCGGAGTTTGGGGTTGAACCGTCGCCGCAAGTGCAACGCATTGCGATGACGAGCAAGCGCAACCTCAAGCGCATCAACAACCCTGACGACATAATGTCGATGCCGTACAGCGTGATCGCACGCCGTAACCGCTACAATATTTACGCTGGGAACTTCTAATGAAGACGCCGATTCTCGGCTCCTCATACGTGCTTCGGTCGGTTAACGCCGCCGATAATCGTATGGTTAATTTGTACCCCGAGGTCATACCGGAAGGGGGCAAAGAGCCTGCGTATTTACAACGTTGTCCGGGCTTGAGCTTTAAGACAACAGTAGGCACGGGGCCCATTCGCGGGCTGTATACGCTCAAAAATTATATTTACGTAGTTTCTGGCAATGAGTTTTATAAGCTCGACGCAAATTTTACGCTTAGTGCAACATTAAACCAGTTAGTGTTAGAAGACGGCGCGTTAGTGCTTCTCGAAGACAGCGGCAGCATCTTGCAAGAAGACTCATCGCCTAGCGCTATTGGCACCATTTCGGGCACTGGTCCCGTATCGATGGCGGACAACGGTATTCAAATTTTTATCGCGGCAAACCCAGACGGTTACATCTACAACAGTTTGTCAGACACGCTTGTTGAAATTACGGATCCTGATTTTCCAGGCGCCGTGACTGTGGGTTACTTAGATGGCTATTTTGTTTTTAACGAGCCCAACAGCCAACGTGTGTGGATTACGTCACTCTTTGACGGCACTTCAATTGATGCACTTGATTTTGCTAGCGCGGAAGCCGCGCCAGATGATTTAGTGGCGCTGATTGTCGATCACCGCGAGGCGTGGCTGTTTGGCACCAACTCCACTGAAGTTTGGTACAACTCAGGCGATCCCGATTTCCCTTTGACGCGCATCCACGGCGCGTACAACGAGATCGGCTGCGTTGCGCCATATTCAGTAGCTAAGATGGATAACAGCGTGTTTTGGCTCGGCGCCGATGCGCGCGGTCAAGGCATCGTCTATCGCGCGCAAGGCTATCAAGCCGCACGCGTTTCAACGCACGCGATTGAGTACGCCATTCAACAGTACGAAAACATGTCGGACGCGTTTGCGTATACCTATCAGCAAGACGGGCACATGTTTTACGTGTTGATTTTTCCGTCTGCTAATACAACGTGGGTCTACGATGCCGCGACCGGCGCTTGGCACGAGCGAGCAGGGTTCAAGCTCGGACGCTTTACGCGCCATCGCTCGAACTGCCACACCGCGTTTAATGGCGAGCCGATTGTAGGCGACTATGAAAACGGCAATTTATATGCGTTCGATTTGTCAGTTTATGCAGACAACAACGCGACGCAAAAATGGCTGCGGTCATGGCGCGCACTGCCGACGGGAGCCAACAATCTAAACCGCACGGCCCAGCACACGCTACAGATCGACTGTGAGACAGGCGTGGGCTTGCCAGGCGTCGATGCGTTTGATGACCCTACAGAGATTACAACGGAAACCAGCGTTATATTAGACACTGAAAATGACTTCAATTTAATTATTGAGTCTACGTCGGTTTTAGGCGCAAATCCGCAGCTTATGCTGCGTTGGTCCGATGACGGCGGGCACACATGGAACGGCGAGCGCACCGTATCAATCGGGCGCACAGGTCAATACGGCACCCGCGCCATTTTCCGGCGCCTTGGCATGACGACTAAGTTGCGAGATCGCGTGTATGAGATCTCAGGCACCGATCCGGTTAAGGTTGCAATCATGGGCGCTGAACTGCGCTTGAGCGGGACAGCGGCATGACGCAGAACATTACGCAAATCCCCGCACCGCGAGTGCCGCTCATCGACGCGCAAACAGGTCAAATCTCGCGCGAGTGGTTTCGGTTCTTTAATAACCAGTTTCAATTAACAGGTGGCGGCACAACGGCAGTTACGATAAAAGATTTAGAGTTAGCGCCGTTTAGCGACGCGGCCACCGAAGCCGAGCTCGCCGCAACTCAAGCGCGGGTGCAGGCGTTGGAGCTAGCACCGCGCGCGCCGGAGATAACCCCTGTGAGTTTTGGTTCGTTTCAAGACACCACGACACAGGCGGCGAGCGCAATCAATACCGCAACGGCGATTACGTACAATACGACCGACGCCAACTACGGGGTCTATCTTGACCCCGCAGATAGTAGCAAGGTCAGGGTATCGCGGCCTGCGATCTACAACGTTCAGTTTTCAATTCAGGTTGATAAAACATCAGGCGGTACAGGCCGGTTTTATATATGGCCCGCTATTAACGGAACGGCGGTGCCTAACTCAGGGTTGTTGATTCAGATTCAAGGCAATAATGCGGAAATCTTTTCCGCTGCTAACTATTTTTTACCTTTATCAAACGGCGATTACTTTCAGCTTTACTTTTCAGTTGATAGCATTGACGTGCAGTTACAGCATTTCGCTGCCTCGGCCCCCGTCCCCGCCATTCCGTCCATCATTTTGACAGTTATGCAGGTGTATATATGAGCGTTTTTCTTTCGCCTTTTGCGGGCGCTGGAGCACAGTTTTTTACCGATGACGGTGCTGTGCTGGCAGGCGGAAAAATCTACACGTATGCGGCAGGCACTACGACCCCGCAAACGACGTACACATCCGTAACCGGCGTCACCGCTAATGCTAACCCTATCATTCTTGACTCTTCTGGCCGACTGCCTGAAGACATGTGGCTGACCGAAGGCGTCGCGTATCGGTTTGTGCTGCGCGATTCTTATGACGTGCAGTTGGGCGAATACGACAACATCTCAGGTGTCAACGACATCGCGTTGCTGTCGTATCCGTGGGCGAACGTGACGGGCACACCGACCACGCTCTCAGGCTACGGCATTACCGATGCGCTGTCAGCGGCAACCGCTGCGGCGACCTATGCGCCGATTGCTAGCCCGACATTTACGGGCACTGCGCTCATCCCTGACAACGCGCCGTCAAGCAACAACTATCCGGTAGGCTACCGCGAGGCGCCGCTGAACAGCCAAACAGTCAACTATGATCTGATCGCTTCGGATGCAGGCAAGACGATCTTGATGAATGGCAGCAGTATCACGCTGACCATCCCCGCCAACGCCTCGGTGCCGTTTCCGACAGGTACGGTGTTTATTATCATTAACGGCAATGCTAGCGCGCTCTCGATTGCGATTACGTCGGACACGCTGACGTTGGTTAACAGCACCACAACCGGCACGCGGACATTAGCTCAAAATGGTGTGGCGACTTGTATTAAGATTGGCGCGACATCTTGGCTGATTAGCGGAGCAGGCTTGACCTAATGAGCGGAGCCATCTTAGCCGCGTTCATCAACGGCAGCACAGGCGGTGCTGGCGCGGGTGTGTACGACTACACCGAGCCCAGTGCAGGTGTGGTCGCTATTCCAGCAAGTGCCACAGGCGTCACGATTGAGGTCTGGGGCGCAGGTGGAGGCGGTGGCGCGCGCTACGAAGGCGAGATCGTGCCGGGTGAGCCGGAGATCTTCGCAGGGGCAGGTGGCGGTAGCGGTGGCTACAGTAAGACAGTCTTGGTGCTATCTGGCGATGACGGCAAGACGATTAGCTACACCGTCGGTGCTGGCGGTGTCGGTGGCACAAGCGCAACACTTAATGGTAGCGCAGGCGGCTTCTCAAACGCGTACGCCGGCACCTACGCTTTGGCGACCATGACCGGCAACGGCGGTCAAGGCGGTACGTGGGGCTTGTTTGCGGTGCAAGGCGCCGGAGGCACTGCAACGGGCGGTAATACGACCAACACGACCGGCAACGGCGGTGCGGTCGGTGTAACCGTCGGCGCTATACCGATTACGGGTGATAATGGTTTAACCGGCGGCGCAGGCGGCGATGGAGGCATCACAATAAGCGGTGAGACGGGGTACGCCGGTCGCGTGCGCATGGTCTTTACATTCTAAGGTGACGTATGGCAGTTAACGTAAAAGTTCTGATTCCAGCTAAGATCGCGGAAGCCGCACAAACGACGCAGTACACGGCGACAAACGTGTCAGCGATTGTGGATAAGTTCACAGCGACAAATTACAGCGCATCGGCGGCGACCATCTCGATCAATTTCGTTACGCAATTTGATTCGGCAGGCAACCAGAACTTGATTATTAAAGCCAAGACGCTGCTACCGTCAGAGACATACACGTTTCCAGAATTGATCGGCCAGATTCTTGCGCCAGGCGGGTACATCTCAACGCTTGCTGGCACAGGGTCCGCCATCAACATCCGCTGCTCGGGGCGTGAAGTATCGTGATCGTCCGCAACGCCATCGCTGAAGATCTGCCGCGTTATTTGCCATTAGGGCAAGCGTTTCATGCGGCGTCCCCGATGCACAACGTTATCCCTTTTGATACAGAGGGGTTTTCCAACTTTTTTTTACATGCCGTGCAAAACCCTGACATAGGGGTATGGCTTGCAGAGGACGATGGCGAGATTATTGGAATCGCGGGCGCGTTGTTTTACCCTATGTACTTCAGCCCCTCCAATATGGTAGTGCAAGAACTG